GAGGGGTGGGCCCCTGCCAGCTAGCCTTTTTCCACTACTGTTCTGTTGTGTATTCTGTTGTTATTCTTTGTTCTGTATTTTTTATCACTGTTCCTGTCCTGTCACTTGTTATCGTCTTTGTTGTGTTCTTTTTTTTTGTTCTTTTTTTTGTTGTGTTTTTTTGTGTGTTGGGCGTGTTGTGGTTTGTGGTGGTGTATTATGTAGTTATCAGCCAAGGATATGGAAAGGATGGAAAATAAAATGATTAATTTTAATGCTTATGTTATCGAGCTTGAAGCTGATAATAGCTATAAGGTGCGCATTGAAAATGTGTACAAGGGTATTGTTACTAATGATGGCCTTGTTGATGATAGTGTTACTACGTTTGAGTCGGCACTTGCGACGGTTGTTGAGTGTTTGTTAAGTGCCGATTATGATTATGTTGAAACCGCGCGGTGTTTGTCTAAGAAGGGTCGCCCGTGTCGTAAGTATGTTATTTCGGTTGATAATGGTGATTGACATAATTGTTTAATGAGTGTGATGAAAACCGGTAGGTTAATAGCCTACCGGTTTTTTGATGTTTCGGTGTGTCGTGTTTTGTATGTGTTATTATATAACTATCAACCAAGGATAAAAAAAAGGAAGGATGGTAGTTGATATGTGGTGTTTTACTGTTACGCCTGATGATTTTACGGTGTTTGAGCTTACGCCTGAGTATGTGGAGAAGTATGGCCCGTATCCGGCGGATACGGTTAAGAAGGCGTTGGATGGTGTTCGTGGTGTTGTACGTCGTGCGTTTTCCGGGTTTGATGTGTATGTTGGTATTGTTTATTCTTATTTTGACCGGGAGGGGGTTTTGTATGGTGTTGTTGAGGTGCGTTTCGGGGAGGAGGATGTGTGATGGATTATCGGAGTTGTAATGGTCGTAAGCGTTTTTATATAGGTGGTAGCATGGTTAAGGGTACACGTCGTATACATCGTATGCGTGTGGGGCATTATGCGTCTTGGTGGAGTGACTCGGATTGTGTTGGTTTGTTTGATTTTGTGATGGCGCATTATGCTGATGATGTTGCTTTAATGCGGTTGAATTTGTGGGATGACAGGGGTGAGAAATGAAGAGCAATGATGACCGCACGAATTGGTTTGATGACGGTGTGCTGGATGATGACCGTGTGCGCCGTGTCATTCGTGGCCGTCGGCGTAATCTGCATTTGCGTGAGTACAATAAGGGTAGGGGCGATTGGGAGACCTTGTGTCGTAGTATAGCATTGCTCAAGGGTTTTTATAAGCCTCAAGGTGGTCAGGTGGCGTTTGCCGATAGTATTGAACATGCGGCGAATATTTGTTTGAGCATTTCTTCAAGTTCGTCGATGTACGCCGCGTTGTCACTGACGTGGGATATTGAAATGTTGTCCGGGTTTATCTATTGTCCGGCTATGGTGGCGTGGTGTGCGGTTTGTCATGTCAAGGGCGCGTCATGTTATGAGATGTGTCGGATTTGGGAGGGTGATGGGTTCGCCCAAACTATCATTAAAATTGCGTGTCTTTGTTTTGACAATCTGACGGACGCGCGGTATACTGATGAGGACATTGCAAGAATGTCACGGCAACAGCAACATTGAAATAAGGCGGTATGATTATGGCATATATTAAGCGAGCTAAGCATTATAGTATTGTGCGCGGCGTCACGCGCGGCGAAAACGGTGAACTTGTGGACGCCGAGGTGGTCGTGGATGGCGCGTGTCGCACGGCTGACATGGCAATGAAAAAAGCCCGTAAGATTAACAAGGATATGCTTCCCACGTCCGCCGAGTATCATGCTCAGGCGACGCGCATGGATGAGGCTATCTATTGGGCTAATTGTGAGTTTGGGGATGATACCATTATTGACTATACGGGGTCGGTCAGCGGCAACGTGGTTGAAGATGATATTATTTCCGAGGAAGAATAATTACCAACCCCTATAAGGAAAGGCAACAATAATCATGGCTGACAACGAACTGGCCGTATCGAACGGCAACAATTTCGCGGCGAACGGCGCTAACGCCGTATCCCACTTCTTCAACACTGACACTATGGATGGCAAGATGGCGTTGTATAACGCCATGCAGACCGCCGATAAGGTTGATGAGCACCTTAATGAACCATTGCATGTCACTAATGTGTTGGCTCAGGCTATTGAGGTCGCCAATCAGGAGACGGGGGAAATCAACTCTTCTACCCGCGTGGTCATTCACGCGGAGGAGGGTGACTTTGCCGCCGCCTCCCCCACGTTGGCGCACGCTTTTGGTAATCTGTTCGCCATTTTCGGCACGCCGGACACGTGGAATCATCCTCTTGTGCTTAAGGTGGTGGAGAAGAAGAGTCGCCGTGGCTATAAGTTCTTTGACCTTGAACTGGTGTCGGAAGACAAGCGCAAGTAACGCGAATGTCCACATCATATGATAACGTGGTAACGTCCCTATAGGGATGTTGCCGCCGAACTCACCCCTCGCCGTTTTTCCATCCTTGCGGCGAGGGGTGTTTTATACTCACGAGGAGAGAGGGCCGTGGCAAAACGTAAGAACAAACGGCGCGCCAGTACCCTGAAGCGCAACGCCGCCATCAGGTCGGCGCAGGTACGCCGAGAGCAAGCGGTTAGGGATTATAGTACCGGACGCCTCTCCAAGAAAATCACCGAAACGTTTCTGGGGAAACTCAGCGCCCAACAACTCGAACAGGTAGCACGCCGTATCGGGCAGGAATTCGGGGAACAACAGCAAGCCTTGAGAGCACGGGATAACGAGCCGTATCAGGTCGTGCCCGACGTTCATATCACGAAACTTGACCGTGAGATGGCGGCGCGTCCGTTGATTACCGACGCGGAAATCGCCGCCGCCCCGCCGAAACGTCGGAAAACGTTACGACAGCAACAGCGCCGCCGTATCGAGGCACGGCGGAAAATCAAACGCGCCCAACGGTTCGAGGCGTTGAGCATGGCCAACTATACCGTGGGCGAAATACGTGAGATGGAACGTGCTGGAGAGTCGCCGTTTGACGTGTTGGGCACTCATACGGTCGGCGGTTCGGCGCGTGATGAACTCACGCGCAACCGGGAGAACGTGTTTGGGTCAGAGCGTGGCATGAGTCACGCGCGTATGATGATACGAGAGGGGGGCAGGAGGAGGCTCGAACGGGAGATACTCGAATACGCCGGGCTTGTAGGCCGAGCGCCATTACGTGCGGGCACTGGGAAAATCCCCAAGAATGAGGGGGTTGCGGATTTTGATAGAGTCGCGCAACAGCTCGAGGCGTTTGACTCCAGTATCTCCCAAAAATTCGCGTCCCTATCGAACCGTCAAAAACGATGGCTGATAAACAACACGAATTTCAGCACCGTAGTACGTGAGGCCGCATGGTATAATGATAAAACGCATAAATGGGAGACCAAAGCGGACGCGGGAGATGTAGAGACACGACTTGATGAATGGATGACCAGCGCGGCAAGACACTAAAAGGATGGAATCATGAAAGAGCGTCGAACGGCGGCAACAGACGGCGCAACACTATTGACGGATGACGGCGTGGAACCATTGACGGCAAACGCCGTTATCCGCCTCACCATGCTTGACCATCATACGAGAGTGTGGTGCGCCCACGGATGGCAGGATATCAAGCCCATAGCCGTCGAACTGTTGAAACGACTCCCATTGCAGTCGAACCCGGCCAAGGACGGTGTGTGGGGCACGTTCAATATTCGCGGCCACTTCTATAGTTTTCGTGTGCGTATGGGCGGCATTACCGTGGATTTTGTGGACGTGCGTAATGTCACGCGCGACGATGGCTTGAATGTTTCACGTGAAACATTCGGGGGTGCGGATGATTTGGAGACCACGTGGAATATCGCGCAGGAATGCGCCGCATTGCACCTCAGGGGCACTACTATAGCGTCTATGGCTATGACCGACTATATCGACGGGGATTATGCCGGGTTCAAGCGTCATTTTCCGCCATTGGATAAAGAGGTTTATCACCGTATGCGCCCCGCCTATTATGGGGCGATAGTGTACAGCAAGCCGGGCGAATACCGGGATTGCCGGAGTTGGGATGTGAACAGTCTCTACCCGAGTATCATGCGTGATTCGCCTATGCCGGTAGGCTCACCGATATGGTATGACGGTGAGTATCACCATGACAATGACTATCCGTTGCATATTGACGTTATCGCGTTTGACGCGCGATTGAAAGAGGGGAAAACGGCGACGCTCACCAATATCCTCCCCGTATGGGGGTATGAGGGTGAACGATTGGATAGTACGCTTGGTGTCGTTACCATGCCGGTCACGGATGTGGATTGGGAAACACTGGCCGAAAACTATGATATCCATGTGTGGGAGCATGTCGGCGGTTGGAAGTTCCGCAAATCGCACGGGTTATATTATGCATACGTGGATAAATGGTTTCACGTGAAACAAACCGCGACCGGGGAGCGCAGGCAGATGGCGAAACTGCTGTTGAACTCGCTGGTGGGGAAATTCGGTGCCTCGCTCTACCGGCCCATGTTGCACCCGAAACCGTCTATGGATGGGGGCGTGGATTTTACCGTTGACAGACCCGAGTCGGCCAATAGTCTGGCGTGGTTGCCTACCGCCGCTTATGTCAACGCCTACGGGCGACGAATACTATCCCGTGCAATGAACGCGAACGCCGGGCGCGTGCTCTACGCCGACACTGATGGCATGATATTGGAGGGGTTGGACGCGCCCGCAGGGATGGAAACGGATGACCGGAAACTAGGCGCGTGGAAAAACGACCATACCTATGAGAGGCTTCGTATTCTCGGCAATCGTAAGTATTGCGGCGTGGAAACGAATGGCGATACGGTAATGCGTTTGAGTGGCGTACACCGTGCCGCCCCTATCCCCTATGACGGGTTTCTGCCGGGGTCACGTCACCTCAATGATGACGGCCATGCTTTTATGCTATAATAGTCGGTAGCGGGGTGTGCGTCCCAAGTCGATTCGATGGCCCGACCGTAAGGCAATCGGTAAGGCGATTCGGTCGGATGTAGACGTGCGTAGCCAACGCCCAGCGACGGCGAGGGAACCCGCACAGCCTAGCAATCCGGCATGACGGCGTGATTGCCGTCATGCCACTTACTTTAAGAGGTGATTATGGAAGACACCGAAAACAGTGACCCGGACACCACGCCCGACACTGAGCCGGACGCCGAGCCGACCGACGATAATACGCCGAACCCGGAGTCTGAAACGCAGGATGACGGCGAACCGGAGGACGCGGGCGACGATAAGGACGCCGACATGGCCAACCGTCTCAGCGCTCTGGAAGCGACCGTGGCGGAACTATCCAAAACCATTGAGGCCATGCGTGACGCCGCCGCCGACCATGTGCTGAACGATGGCCCGGACGGTGACGAGGAGCCGGACGCCACTGAAGTGACTGATGACGATTACAACGGCACCTACTCCACGTTCGATGACCTATACGAAGACTGATAATAATAGAAGGGAAAACTACAATGCCGACTACTCCAGTGGTGACGCCCAAACAGCAGTTGCGCCCGCTCACCGAATTCAATAACGCGCAGATTCTCAACATGATTCGTAATGAGGCTTCCCCCGAATACCAGCGGCGTATGCCAAGTGCGACTCAGATGAACATGGACAGGCAGATGGCCACCCTCATGTCCAGCACTCAGCTCAAGAACGAGTTTTATTCGGCCTTGGTGAACCGTATCGGCGGCACCTATGTGAACACGTGGCGTTGGAATAACCCTCTTGGCGTGTTCCAGCGAGCCTCGCAGGCGTATGGCGACACGTGGCAGGAAATCGCCGTGGGTATGCCGCTCGCGCAGGTGTATGACCCGGACGCGGAATACTTGGGAGCGGATAATTTCCGCAAGTGGAAAATCGACGTGGATAGCCTCTACCACCGTCTTGACTTTGCCCACTTCTACCCCGCCACCACGGATGATAAAACGCTTCAGCGTGCGTTCACGTCCGAAAACGGTTTGGCCTCGCTCACCTCGCAGATTCTCACCTCATGCTATAATGCCGCCGAGGTTGACTTGTTTGAAGCCATGTGCCACCAGTTCGTAGAGTATGCGAAGCTCGGCGGATATTGGCGTGTCCATATGGGCCATGACCTTAACGACATGGGGTCTACGGAAACCGACGCGCGCGACATGTTGCGGCAGATTCGCGCATGGGCCGACACGCTGAAGTTTGTCAGCACCCGGTATAATGCGCGTCATATGCCGACGTTCGCCCGCCCCGACGAACTTGTACTGTTCTGCTCTCCCGAGGTCAAGTCGGCGCTTGACGTGCAGGGCTTGGCGACCGTGTTCCAGCGTACCGACGCGGAACCGACCATCGACCGGATTATCGTTATTCCACAGGACAGGTTCGGCATGGATGGCGTGCAGGCCATTCTGACCACGGACAAGTTCCTCATTGATATTCCCGTTATCAATGAGATGACCCAGCAGACGAACCCGGTGAACATCAATTCGGTCAACCATTATTTGCATGTCCAGCACATCATCAGCGTGTCCGGTTTCGCCCCCGCCGTCATGTTCTGGACGGGCGCGGGTTCCACTGCCAAGGTGGTGGCTCCCACCGGTACGGCGGCCAAGACACCGGCCTTCGAGCTTAAACTCGCCATGTACGGTGGCGGCACGTCCACCCCGGAGAATGTGGCGCGTGGCGGCGCGGTGCAGGTCGTTGCGGATACGACTATCAACAACGACGGTACGGCCACGTTCCGTTCCGACGCGGTTGAGTATCGTATTGGCGACACCGTCAAGCCGAAGAGCGATTACACGTACATTTCGCCCACGGGCGTGCTGGTTGTCGGCCTTGACGAACCGAACACCACTATCCCGGTTACGGCGACCGCCTTGTACACGAATCCGGCGACACCGGAGGTGCCGGGCACCGTGTCAGCCGCCTTGGACGTGCCGGTGGTTGGCGACGGTGTTATCGGATTCAATCCGTCCATTATCGCGTCGATTGCCGTCAACGTCCCGAAGGTGACTAAGGGTCATACGGTGCAGGCGACCGCCACGGCGACCATGATTGACGGGCGAACCGCCGACGTGACCATGCAGGCCGCATGGACGTCCGGCACCACGGCCAACGCCACGGTGTCCGAGTCGGGCCTAGTGACGGGCGTCAATGCGGGCAAGTCCGACATTACCGCCACGCTGTTCGGAGTGCCCGGCAAGTATGGCGCGACAGTGACCGCATGATATAATGAGAGGGTAGCCGGCTGGCTACTCTCTCTCACGGTGTAATGTAGGACAAGGCCCGGAGCGCAACCCACGTGAGCGTTCCGGGCTTTGTCATACCGGAGGCTGGATGATGATTGATGACGCGAACCCTTACGTGGAATCTAATTTTTCATGGGCGGAATGGACTCCCAATACCACGCTGAAACTCTGCCGAGTCCCGTGGGACGCTTCCTATCGGGATGTTGTCCGGTTTGTTTCACGTGAAACACAAGAGCAATGGTTCGATAAACTGGATGGCGTGGAATGCCGTCCCGCCACCATGCATATCTTCAACGCGCCCGCCCGCGTCGAACTCCCGTTCAGTGAGGCGTCGAACTGGAATTATCTGGTGGCCTATAATGATTACCCCGAGCTTGAGGGGCCGCGCGCATGGTATTACTTCATCCAGCATGTCGAATACGTCAACGCCCATTGTACGCAACTGGTATTGATGTTGGATGTGTGGCAGAGTTTCCAGCATGACATTACGTTCGGCAGTTGCTATGTGACGCGCGGCCATATCGGCGTGGCCAACGAACACCAGTGGGACGGTTACGGGCGCACCTATCTGGCACTCCCGGAAGGTTTGGACACCGGCAGTGAAATGGTGACAACCGCACAACGGTATCATTCCATCGTATCCGGGGAACATCTGGATACCGCGCATGGTGGATTGGATTGGGTTGATTATGGTGTTATCATTGTGAGCACCACGGATTTGACCAAATCACCCGGCAACGAGTCGAAACCCGATTTGCGGACGGCGACGGGCAGTTCGTTCGAGGGGGCGACGGATGGGTGCAACGTCTATTATTGTGACTCCCGAATGGGGTACGTGGCGAACATCATGGCATTGGGCACATCATACCCGTGGGTAACTCAAGGCATTTGCGCCGTGTACATGGTGCCGAAAATCCCGCAGGATTACATCAATCGCTATGGTCGGGAAGAGAAACAGGTCTACGGCCAATCGGTTGACACGAAATATGGGCACGTCTATAGTTTCCAAAGTGGCGTGGATTCTGACATGCGTTACGAGGATATCATGACGGTACCCAATTTCAGGAGTCTTTTCAATATCCCGCAACGATACCGCAATCTACGTAAACTATACTGCTATCCTTATTGTGTTGTGGAATGCAGTTGCCTCAACGGTACGACAATCAACTACAGGCCGGAGGATATCCAGTCCGATAATCTCACCATTCGGGAAACATACACCTATGCCCCGTCCGGTACACGAATCAATTTCTATATCCCCGGATACAATGAGGCCGGGGCGGACACGCTGACCCCACTCCAAATCAATAATCAGGGGTATGGTCTGCCGATTGACGGCGGCGAAATGCTTAATGCGAGCTTCGGTATCACCAATCTCCCTCATTTCAGTGTTGTCAACAATGGCGGCGCGTTGGCTATGGCGAACAGTGCGTACACTCGAGCCTACGCTCAGGAATCCGCGCAGTGGACGCGACAAAAAGCGTTGGCGTCGGCGGATGTCGCCAATTCTAACGCAATGTGGCAACGCGAATATGCGGCACGACAAACCAATTGGGGCAACGAGAACCGTACCGCGAACAATGCAATCACGGCCAACTCGCTGAACCAGTCCCTTGCCATCAGTCAGGATAAAACCAGTCAGATGGCAGGCTTGCAGGTGGAACAGAACATCAGCAACAATAATCTCAATGGCATGGCCGGTGCTATCGGCGGCAGTCTGAACGCCATTGCCTCCCTTAAACCAATGGGAGTGGTGAACGCAATCGGCGGTTCGTTCCTCGGTGTCGCGCAGATGGATATCGCCAATCGCGGAATCAATTCCTCGGCGGCAATATCAAACTCCACTGCCGCCTCCAGTACGGCGAATCAGATTGCCACCAATACGGCGTCAACCTCGCAGGCGAACGCCTATGCGAACGGCGCGACCGCATTGGGCAACCAACTCAATGCCATTACCTCGCAGGCCAATTATGGGCTGGCGGCCTATGCCGCACAGGGCGACTATCAGAACGCCATTGCGGGAATCAACGCGCAGGTACAGCAAATGCAGTTGACGCCGCCGACCGTTTCGGGCGCGCTCGGTGGCGACATGTTCAACCTATCGAACGGTATCATGGGTGTGTTGGTCAGGTTCAAGACGTGCGCGCCCAGCGCGTTGCGTGCGGCGGGTGAGTACATGCTACGGTATGGGTATTTCGTCCAACGTTTCATCACGCCGCCCGCCTCATTGGAATGCATGGAGAAATTCACGTTCTGGCAGATGAAGGAAGCGTACGTTCGCGGCACGTTGCCGGAGGAATACCGTCTTACCATCAAGGGCATGTTCGAGCGTGGCGTGACCGTATGGAGCAAACCGGAGTATATTGGTGTGACGGACTGGGCGGACAATGAGCCACTCCCGGGCATCAGCTATGAGTGATATAATGGTGACATGAGTAGGTCTAAAAAAAATCGGGTCGGGGGCGCGTTGCATCCTCGTGGCAACTACGCCAAGGCACGCGCCGCCGACCTTGACGCAATGTATTATCATTTGCTGGAGGAGCTGGCGTTGAACCGGTTCAGTTGGCGGGGATTGCCGCCCACCGTGGATGAACGATGGCTGGAAATGTGTCTCTGCGAATACGGGTGCGCGCTGTTTTTCGAGGACAAGCGTATCGGCAGGTTTCTAGTGACGCAGGCCGGTTATCAGGGCCGGTTGAACGTGTACAATAATCCCACCTCATTCGAGCCGGTGGGCGTCAACTATCATTACAAGCAACTCAAGGCGGGCAAAGAGTGCATTCCGATTTGGGATAATCGTATGCGCATGAGCTTCAAGGATATCCTATGGCAGTACGCGCGGCGTCTTGCGGACATTGACAAGGCGTATGATGTGAACTTGGAGAGTCTGAAACTGCCTACCATCATCACCGCCGACCCGCGCACCAAGCTCACCGTGCAGAACATGTTGCAACAGCGGCAGGATGGACAGGATTATATCGTCGGATACGATTCGCTGGACCCCGGTAGCATGTTCCAGCCGTGGCCCAACACCACGCCCTACTTGCTGGACAGGTTCATTCAGCAGAAAACCCAAGTGACCAATGAGGTGCTGGGATACTTGGGTATCCAGTCCAGTGGCACCGAGAAGAAGGAACGGCTTATATCGGATGAGGTGGCGCAGGCCAATGAGAAAACGGATGTGTTCCGTTTGAGTTTCCTTAAGGCGCGGCAGGCGGCGGCGACGGAAATAAACCGACTGTGGCCACAGTTGAACGTTTGGGTTGAGTATGCGGACGCGCAGTCTTCCGGTGTGCCCAACGCGCTCCAGTCGGACAAGAGCTATTTTGAAACAACCGGGATTGACATGCCGGCACCGGAGAACATGGGTATCGGAGGTGTATTGTAATGGCACAGGATTTTAGCGCCTATGCAATGGCAACGCCCGGCGACTACACCGAAACCCTTGGCAATCTCATTGACATGGGCTACGATACGGACACTAAACTACATCTATCCGCCGACTATTATCCGATTTATGATGAAAACCATCGTGCCGAGTTGAACGAGAAAATCGTTCGTCATTACGCGCTTCGGGAGATAGGACAGGAAACCGCGCAACAGTTCATCTTCTACTTGGGGATGACTATGGCGGAAATCATGCCGTATTTCAATGAGCGCTATCGGACGTTGGACATGGAATACAATCCGTTGGATTCTATGGATATGATGACGGACAGTGAGAGCGGTAGCGAGTCCCAATCGTCCGGCAGGGCGTCCAGCACTCAGGATTCGACCAGTAACAGCACCAGCAAGTCGGATAATTCCAGCACCACCACATCAAGGAGTTTCGATAGTGACGTGCCGCAGACCGGCGTGCAGGGTGACTTTGCCCGCTACGCCTCCCATGCGAACGAGTCGCAGGCGGATAGTTCGGGCACCGCGTCCAGTTCGCAGGATTCAACGAGCCACACCGCCGCCCATAGCGCGACCGATTACCAGCATGATTCAAGTAATTCCAAGGGCAAGAGTCACGTGACCGGGCGTAGCCAAAGCGCCATGAGCCTCATACAGGAGTACCGGCAGGCGATTATCAACGTGGACATGGAAATCGTGCGGAGTCTCGAACCGTGTTTCATGCAGGTGTGGGGTTCGTATGATACGATTTTCAGTGACTGCCATAACTATGGAGAATGGGAGTAATTAATCATGTCAATCAACGCTCTTACGCCACGCGCCTATCCACCGGTGCGTGTTCCCACGTCGGTTCCCTTCACCTATCGTGACGGGCTGACCACACTCCAATTGATTGAGTGCGTCCGTCGTAATCTTGATGATTTGCAGTCTGACTTCAACATGCTCGTGGAGCGGGTGAATAAGTCGATTGCGGACAATAATACCACAGTCCAGCAGATTGCCGATAACCTAGTGGTGCAAATGGGCGTCCTACGTGAGGAGCTCATTCATCTTATTGAGCAATCGCAGCCCACTGGATTGGCGTGGTCTCCGGCATACGGCAAACAGGACGCCTTGCAGACGGTGCTTGATGGCATGTATGATAATACGCGCAATCATGCCCTATTTTGGAGTGATTACGATGATATGGCGTTGGAGGCGTCCATATATGACGCTCTGGGGTTGACGGCCCGTGATTATGACCTGAAGGCGACCGCCGTGGATAATTGCGTTCCCGGTGATTTTCCGGGACGTTCGCAATTCCCCTACGGTAAGAGTATTCCCGAGGGTAAGCCCGCTGATGTGTACCTTACCACGGATAGCGCGGACGCCAAGTATGTACAGCGTAACCCGACGGTGTCTAATTTCGAGAACAGTGAGGCATGATTATGACCGCCACCAATCACACCGAACATTACGATTTAAGCCAGTATACGGAGGATGCCCATCCCACGTATACCGGTGATTACAATGGGGACATGTCCAAGATTGACTCGGCAATCTACGCGGCGTCACAATCCGGCATGACCGCCGTGGCCCATACGGATGACCTTACCGGCGACGGGAGTACCGGCCTTACCGCAGGATAATTGGACGCATAATATTCGGACGGGTATAATACTGTACGTGTCGGGACGCCGACACGTTCCACGAAAACGGAGGAATCCTCACATGAGTAGCATCAACAAAACCCCTCACTATAATCTCAGCCAATTCGGTGACAGCCCGGACGATAAACCGTCATGGCGCGGCGACTACACCGGTGACATGAGCAAAATCGACTCGCAGATGTATCGTAATGAAACGGACGCGACAACAGCGACTTCTATCGCGAATACCGCCAAAACCACGGCGGACAATGCGCTCTCATTCGCGAATACCGCCAAAACCACGGCGGACAATGCGCTCTCATTGGCGAAAACCAATGAGTCGAATATTGGCGAACAGGAATCATATTTCAACGCGCTCGGCGTCACATCCCAGCAGACCGCGCAATCATTGATGTCCAATATCAACGGCAAGGCCAACACCAGCGACGTGTACACTAAGACTCAAGTGGACAACACGTTTGCGACTATCGTACAACTCAACCAAAAAGCCAACAGCTCCGACGTGTATACCACATCCGCCGCTGACTCCAAGTTCGCATTGAAAACCGAAGTGCCGGAAACAGTGACCTCGAATATCATTGTCACAATGGGCGATAGTTACGCGGACGGATTGGGCGCGAACAAGTGGCCCAATAAGCTGATTGACATGCTACCCGGTTGGACGCTCAAAAACTACGCGGTATCCGGCGCGGGTTGGAACGTGTCCGGCAGACTGTTCCACGACCAGCTCAATGCCGCAATCGCTGACACGACACTCGACAAAACCCGAGTCGGAATCGTGCTAGTCGCCGGAGGCCGCAACGATATCATGGACGCTAGCATTGCCAAGACCCGCACTATTGCATTCGTGACCTTGGCGCGTGCGAGTTTCCCGAACGCGCGTATCATGGTCGTTCCAATGTTGTGGCACGATACAGCACTTAACGGTGCGGGGCGCGTCAAGGCGGCGGGTGTTTTGGCGGGAGCCGCCGAAGCCGGGGCCGAGGGTATCAACTGGGCGTGGACGTGGAACATGGGCAACACCAGCAACTTCCCCGGCGGCGACGTCCACCCGAACGAAAACGGTGCTCAGGTCATAGCAAGCTATATGGCTTCCGCAATCCGTGGCTCATACTCTGGGCGAACTGAGGCGTGGTATCAGAACAACGGTGGTGCAAACTGCGCGTCTCTCTCCATTGTCGCGTCGGGCGGCTTTATCACCTATTCATGGATTCTCAAAGATAGTGCGACTGCCGAACAGCGCACGTTCCAGAATCTGCCAAGTTGGGCGGTGTATGACGGTTCGCCCCAGTACGGCGGGGCTTGCCCGTGGGCATTGTACACGTCCAATTCAGGAACCGGAGTGTCATACGTGATTCTTGGAAACGCAAACTCAAGCGGCACGACGTTCAACCAAAAACTGCTCGGCAGTCTTCAGGGCACAGCCGGAGGTCAGTCAGCCGGTAACTGCACTATCCCGTGGTAATCATTGTTTCACGTGAAACACATATACCCCACTCATTCGAGTGGGGTATACTGTTATGTATGGCAGTTGACTTCAAGACATGGGTGAAACAGACCGAAAACCACTTTTGGGACATGGACGGCAGTTGGGGCCCGCAATGCTGGGACTTGTGGGCCAAGTATTGCATGGATGAGTACGGGTGTAGTGTTCAGGATTGTGTCACCCCGACAGGTTGGGCCGGGGGATTGTACACACGGCATCCCGTAAGCGCAAGAGTCGGGGAGATTTTCGAGAAAAAAGACAACACATGGAACCCTATGCCCGGTGATGTCGCCATATGGCAGGTCTGCTACCCCAATTATCCGTCAACGCACGTGGCCATTGTCGTTGATGGGATACAGGGCGATTCTATCGACGTGATTACGCAAAACCCCGAGCCGAGCGTGCATAAACTACTCCCATTGCAAAAAGCGTATATCGGATATTTGCACCCGCGCAAAAAACCGGACGGCGGCGACAATGACAGCGGCTCGAACCCTACCGGCTCGAACAACCCGGGTAGCATATCCAGCAGTGACGTATGGATACAACAACAGGGCGACAACCTCATTTACCATTACCGCGACAGCGACAGTGGTGCGGGTACCATGATTTTCTACAAAGCCACGGCCCAAACATGGACGGCCAAGGGCAGTGCTAAAGCGCCCAGTGACTCGGGCGGCCAAGCCACGCCCTCTACTGGCGACGGCAAAAGCAGTTACGCGCTCTACTGTATCGGCACGGTGGAAAGCTCATTGCAGTGGGACGCGGTAGAATTAGCCAACAGGCAGGGCATTGGGATTGTGCAATGGTCGTTTAACAGACGGTTGGACGTGTTGAATGCAATGAAAACCGCCGACCCGACAGGCTATGAGACGTTTGCCAAAACATGCCCTGAGATAGCGGCACTCATGGGCAATGGCGGGACGTTTACACGCCCCCTTACCCCCACGGAATCGGCGGCGTTCAAAACATGGGCGCAACGCGCCGAATCACATCAGGGGCAATGCAACCAGTTCGAGGCGGACTATAACAGCTACCCCCGCGTGTACGATGATATCAAAATGCAGATACTATGGGTGTCGGCATATCATCAAGGCCCGGCATACGCCGAAGCGTTGCCGAAAGCAACCACATTGGACGGTTTATTGGATAATCTGCTTAATGACGGTGTTTTCGGGCAATACCCGAGCCGGTATCGAACTGTGTATAATCTGCTGGCAGTCTGGGATGGAAAGAGCGCGCCGCCGAACTTCTAAAGAAGTCCGTATGTCGTGCCATAATGATATATATGGAGAAGCTGTTAGCCGAGGGGGATTATTACGATTATGGGCGCGTGTTATCCTATCACGCGCCTTGGATGTTCGTCATTGGCGCGCGAGGTCTCGGAAAAACCTATGGAGCCAAAAAACTGGTCATAGGCGACTGGATTAAAAAACGATGGCAGTTCATCTATCTACGCAGGACGGCGGAGGAGCAGAAAAACAAGGGCACATGGTTCGCGGACATAGCGGAACAATACCCGGAATTGGAGTTTCGCGTGTCCGGCAATCAGGCAGAATGTCATTGGCTGGATGACAGGGACGCCACCCCGGACAAACACGGGAAGACACGCCCCACATGGCATATCATGGGGTATTTCATTGCCCTCAGTCAGGCCGGACAGGTGAAATCAGTCGCCTACCCCAAGGTACGCACCATAATTTTCGATGAGATATTCCCCGACAACATGCGTTACCTTGGCGGCGAGGTCACGGCACTCGAGGAATTCTACAATACGGTTGACCGGTGGAACGACAGGGTTCGCGTCATTATGTGCAGTAACGCCGTAACCCTCGCCAACCCGTATTTCAGCGCATTCAACATCAATCTTAAACCACAGTTGGATAATCATACGCAATACCAACGGTATTGTGATGGCTTCATTATGGTGGAATTGGCCGACTACGGCGGGTTCAGCGCCAAGGTGGCCACATCCAAATTCGGGCAGTTTTTACGTAAACATGATGAAAATTACGCGAACTATGCAATCAACAATGACTTCAGGGATAACGCCAATACCCTCATCAGTGATTTTACCAACGCCGGTTATATGTTCACATTGAGAACCACCGAATACGGTATTTTCAACATATATCAGCAATTAAGCGACACGGACGAAGTATTATATGTCATAACCAAAAAACAGCCTAAAATCACTAGGGATTTTACTTTTGATTACCGACTGGTCGATAATGATTGCATAATGCTCAAACGTTCCGACGATATGACACAGAAAATATTGAACGCCTATCGCGTCGGGCGACTGCGTTTTGAAACACCGCAAATAAAAGCGGAGTTCAGTATGATACTTGGCGGCCTATTACAGCAATCAGGTATAAGAAAGTGAGGAACGTTCATGCCAATCCATGAGTTAATCGTTATCGGTATCGTTTTTCTATTGGTACTGATTGACTACATCACCGGAGTGGTTAACGCAATCATGCACGGCAAGCTATCCAGCGAGAAAATGAGGGAGGGGCTCGGACACAAGTTCACATATCTGGCAGTGATTTGCGTTGCGTTAATCGTGGAATACGGTTCGGATTACATCAATCTTGGAATCGACCTACCCGTATTCATCCCCGTATGCGCCGGTATCTGCTTGACTGAAATCACCTCAATCATCGAGAATTGCGTGAAAATCAACCCCGAACTATCCAGCTCGAATATTCTCAACATCTTCAACATCGACAGGGAGGAAAACAATGGTAAGGAAGATTAAAGCAATCGCCTATAGTGTGATTGCCGCAGTCGCCGCCCTATTGCTAGCATTCGCGCCAATCGCGAACGCGGCGGACATGATAGACGTATCCAGTTGGCAGACCGGTATCAACGTCACCACCACTGGCGCGCAAATCGTAGTCGCCAAAGCAACCGAGGGTATCGGATACGTCAACCCCGATTGTGACCGCGTAGTACAAGACGCCTTGAAGGCAGGGCAGGGAGTAGGCGTCTACCATTTCGCGCACACGGAAAACAGCGCTGTCAGCGAAGCCAATTACTTTATCGACCATACACGCGGATATATCGGCAAAGGCATTGTGCCGATTCTTGACTGGGAGCCTAACGCCCTATGGGATACCAGTTGGGCGCTCACATGGCTTCAAACCGTGGAAGCCGCATGGGGCACCAAACCAATCATCTACACGAACCAGTACGCTGAAAACAGTTACGACTGGTCGGCGGTTGTCGCCGGAGATTATGGGCTATGGATTGCCGCATACACGCTAGGCGATACACCAATCTACGGCTTCAACCCTCCAGCAGTTCAGCCTACACTACGTAATTGGCCGTTTGCCGTGGCATGGCAGTACACCGGCACCGGCCATGTCAACGGTTGGAATGGAGGAGTTGACCTAAGCGTAGTCTACGGCGACCTCAACACGTGGCACGCATACGCGGGTAGCGGACAGGTTGCACCCCATCCCACACCACAACCAGCACCACAGCCCGCACCACAGCCCAGCACGCCGGGCAACACGTGCGGCACTGATTGCGTTATCATCCAGTCTGGTCAATACGTTACGATGTTCTGGCCGGACTGGTGGAACGTAACCGTGCCCAGCGGCGACCCGTCCATCGTCTACCCCGGTGATAAAATCTGTCACAATGGCGGCGGCAACACCGCAACAGTGTCGCGCACATACGTGGTACAATCGGGTGACACGCTATCGAGTATCGCCGCACGACTCGGGGTCAGCATGTACAACATCACCGGGTACAGCTCGGGTGACATGAACCTCATCTACCCCGGTGAGGTACTCTACTACTAGCCTCCCGGCATGAATAAGCCCCGCATATAGCGGGGCTTATTTGTTATCAATCACCACACATAATCATCAATTGTAACAACATAGCAACCAACACCATTTTTAACGCCACAACATATAAAATCAAAATCACAATCACCATAATCATGTTCAAGAACCCTAGTAAGAGCTGATTTAAACGTTACCACGCCATTATCAATCTCCCTACAAGCATTAACAATTTTCTCAAAACCGTCAACATCAACCGAGTACACATGACCCGGTTCAATCTCAGTAACATAGGCTTTAACTTTAAACATATCAACCACTATCCCTTTAATCACACGAAACGTTCCGCATTAGTCCTATAAAATTCTTTAAAATCAAAATCACGGCAATACTTAAAACCCTCATCCAAGTCAACAAAATCCCTCACCGGAACCCAACGGCCACACATACCATCATACAGTTGAAATTGATAGTCAACCCCACAATAACCGCAAACCGCCTCACGCCACCGAAAACCACGGTCTAACCCCGTGTACGTATCAACAACAGTAAAATAATGCCATTCCATAATAATCTCTCCAATCAAAAAGGATATTTTATTTTTTCAGTTCCTTGAATCCGCTCTCAGATAGACAAAACCGAGTCAACGACCGTGTAGAATCCAGTGCAAAACTCTTCATTGTGTACAATGTGCAAAACCGAACGGCAACGTTTCGACAACAGGCGGCGGCACTCACTAATCATGGCATGTTCACCGCGCGTATAGTATTCATCCAACAACGACCACGCGGCATACATGACCCCATCAAGCTTGTTTTCCTCAGGCGAACCCCAAGAGTTTTGAGTGTGCGAATACGTAGTGTTATACACGTTAGCAAGATACGCATACTCAGAAGAATCAGACTCACGAATATCAGGGAAATTCTCAGTAACAAAAGACATCTTATTTTCCATCCTTTCCATATCCTTGGCTGATAACTACAT